TAACTCTTTGCTGCGGTATCCTGAACTAATACGGATAGGAACACCAAAATGGTCACGGATTGGTTGAAATACTTTCTCAGCCAATAATTTAAAGTTCTCAATGTGCTCAGGTGTAGGCATATTGGAGATACCTCTTCTTTTTGCAGTTTCTGATCTGATCACTTCTGCTAATGATAAATTTTTACTTAATTGCATGATTTATTTTTTAAAATATAGGTTTGCTTCTGCTTCTCTTCTTCTTACTAGACCTTTTAAAGTTTTACCTCCGGCCTTTACCCATTTCATGAACTCAGCAGTAATCGTTTCATCTTCTGGGTTTGCATTTACTTTCTTCAATAGTGTAGATGACTTTAAGTTTGCCGGTCCCAAGTTGTATGCAAAAGATACTAGTGCATCAAATTGATTCTGATTAATATCATCTCTACAGTAACTATCAACATACTTTTCAAAACTAACAAGCATATGTTTTAATAACTCTACAGCTTCTTCTTCTGTAATAGCTTTATCAGCCATAGTTACTTTCTTACCATTTGGATAGAAAGTTGCACCATATCCAATTGTAGGAATGCCAGCAGGACATTTGTATGGTGCTGATCTAAATCCTTCAAAAGATTTAATTACTTCAATACCTGCTGTACCTGTTTTAGTTATTTTCATTTTCTTCCTCTTTTTTCTTTTTTAACTTCATAATTCTACCAGCAGTTGTAATACCAAATGCACCTAAGGTGAGTAACATAAAGCCGTCAAAGATAAATTCTTTAATGATAAGTTCATTACCAATGATACCAGTAATTACATCAACAAATAGTACAAATACCATTGCAAAGAATGATATAACTCCTACAAATGCTTGTTCATTGATTTGATTATCATCTGAGATTAGTTCTCTAAAAAACTTTTTCATAATTTAAAAATATTTAGTTTAGGTCTTTTTGGTTTTACAATGTCAGTGTGCCAACCAAGGGGCGGTTCTTTTTGTTTATTATCATCTGGACATTCTTCTGTTCTTTTATAAAATAAAAGATCTCCAGTATAATCATCTTTTCTTACAATATAGTCTGATAAGTCTACGGCTACTATTTCATCATTAATGTATGAATAATATACCCAGGATCCTTCTTTTGCTCTTTCTAATAACCAACCCCGGATTGTATCTAACTTATCTTCTCTAATAATTTGAGTCTCTATGATTGTTTTGTATTCTGTATATCTAGAGGTATAGAAGATCAACATAGTATCTCTTAATGAGATAATAGAATCTTTTACTTTTGTTTCTTGCTTAAACTGTGCAATCTTAGCTCTCTGACTATCAAAGATTGCATTAATGGTATCTGCTTGAGCTTTTGTAAGGATAACTACAGAGTCTCCATCAATCACCGTCTGAAGTGGGTAGCGTGATTGGCTGAAACTCAAACTGCTTACCAGTAGACTGCTTGCGAACAATATCCTTTTCATTTGCTAATTCTTTTTTAATATCTTTTACAACAGATCTAGTACTATCTAGATCTCCTATAACTTCAGAAACCATTTCTTGCAGATTCTCTTTATCTTCTATTAAGTCTTCTTTTTCAGCTTCTAGTTTATTTACACTATTTGTTAACCGCTTATTTGCTGTAGTAAGTTTCTTATTCTCACCTGTTAGTTGTACATTGTCTTCTACAACTACCACATGTTCATGTCCACTTGAAAAGATTTGTATACAAACAAGAGCAACAAATCCAAGTCCAACTATAAGAAGTTTCTTTTTCATTTTTTACCAAATAGCATCAATACAGTTTCTTTTAGACTCTTTGAGCTTTCAGTGCTTTCTTCTAGTTTCTTTTCTAAGTCATCTCTATAATCACCTTCTAGCTCTTCTACTCTTGCTTTTAAGTCTTCTTCACTTTTGAGAAGTTTATTTAAAAACATCCAGCATAGATAGCCCAGTGCTAATACAGCAAAGCCTAATACTCCATACTGTGTTAATACTTCAAAGGGACCAAATGACATTATTTCTTAGTTTTTCTTTTTACTACTTTCTTTTCTGTAAGCTCTTCTTTCATCTTCTTGTTCTCATCAAGATATCTCTTGATAAATAACCAAGCAACATATCCAAGAGCAAGCACTGCTAATCCAAGCGGACCATAGTCTGCTAATTGTGCAAATACACCAAAGTCTGGTGCTGTTGTTTCTACTGCTGTTGTATCCATTATCTTTGTAATATTAATTGTTTTACTGCATCTGATAGTTCACTTACACTTCTAGCTAAGTTCTTGATCTCAAGTTGTGTTTGTTCTTGGATTGCTTGGTATTTAAGTCTAGACTCTTGTTCTACTAACTCAATCTTTCCTTTTAGTTTTCCTAGACTCTCAGTATTGTTTCTAACATCTGTATGAATCATTCTTAGAAAGTAACCAATAACTCCCGTTACTGCAATCAATCCCCATTGTATAAGCTGTGAAATTTCCATCATTTTATAATTAATCCTGTAGTTAATATTCCATTCAGTATAAAAGAGATGTTTCTTTGTCTCTTTAGTTTCTTGATATCAAAAGCTTGTGCTGTGATAATAGTATCCTGAGAGTTTATAATGTATCTCTGTGCTACTATAATGGTATCCTGGGCAGATATAATTGCATCCTTCTCTTTGTCTCTACGGTAGAGTACATGGATCATAGTATCCTGGATCTGTGTAATTTTAAAAGTATCTCTGGAGTTTTTAACTTTCTCAAGTTCTGCTTGTAAATCATAAAGACCATGATTAAGTTCTTCAATAATAATTTTGCTATTATCAATTGCTTTACCCTGTTCTTTAATTACAGTTTCCTTACCTTCAATTCTTCTCTCAATAGTCTTTTGTTTACTAACTGGATAAACTTGCTTAGGATTACGCATAAGTAAGAATATGCACATTACTATCAAACATACTTGAAGTACTGTAGATAGATTAATATTTGATATCTTAATAAATTTCATAATAGTTACGGTATAATTTCTAATGTAGTACCATTTCTCCAAACTGAACCAGAAGGCAAACCAACAGAAGAAGTAGGTATATTCATAATTGATAAATTATTTACAAATGTGGTACAGTTTCTATTTGTTGTAATATTAGAACCAACAATATATGACTTATAGTTTGAAGCAGTATTCAAAGTACCACCAACTATTCCTGCCCATTGACCACTTGCTATATTACATTTACCGCCCCATACACCTGTACAACATCCAGATGCTGTGTTGCAATAACCGGAAACTGTAGATTCACAACCCGAAGCAATGTTCTTTCTACCCATTGCAGTTGCATAATAACCAGATGCCGTATTGTAATATCCGGATAAGGTCGTTCCGCCTGCAGATGCTGTATTAAATGAACCTCCCGTAATAGTTGCGTAGCTATAATTGATAATGTTCCTTGCACCGCCTCCAATTGTCCCTAAACCGCCATTTAATAAAATGCAGTTTCTAAAACCACCAGCAATCGTAGAACAACTTTCAGTTGTGCAGTTACATGAACCACCTCCAATTACACTACTAGTACCTCCATTTGTAATTTCATTGTAATATCCACCAGATATTGTTGAACCCCATCCTTGAACAAGGTTTTGGAAACCACCACCGATAGATGAATAACCTCCTGAGTTACATACTGTAGGTGCAACGGTGAATGAACATGATGCAAGTGACCACGTTCCGCCTTTTGTGTTGTTGCCTACACCGCCTGCGACTACAGATCCGAAAGCAAAACAACCAGATGTTGCATTGCAAATATTGTTGCAAACACCACCACCTATAAATGTATTATTTCCTTGAGCTTGATTTTTTACCCCTCCCGAAATAGTTGAACATAATCCTGATGCAATATTTAATGCTCCACCTCCAATAGATGAATAATTATTACTCACAGTATTTGACTCACCACCAGCAATTGTTGAACATAAACCACTTGCTGTATTTCTTCTACCACCCCCTACTACTGCACTATTATTACTTACATTGTTTTGTCTACCGCCTCCTATTGTTGAATAACTACCAGAAGCAGTATTTGAATTACCCCCACCTATAGTAGAATTTTGTGCACTAGCAGCATTTTGACTTCCTCCAGAAATAGTAATTTGACTATTAGTAGTTGCTCTATTTAAATAACCGCCACTTACTGTATTATAAATTGCCAATGCGCAGTTGTTGCGACCACCACCAACTGTTGAATATTGTGATGCGGTATTATTAGAACCCCCACCTACTGTTCCTCTATAACTTGAAACAGTATTATTTTCTCCACCCCCAACAGTACCATATCTTGATGCTATGTTATTTCGTCCACCACCTATCGTTGCGTAACAATCATTAGCTAAATTAAGGCATCCACCTCCAATAAATGAATATGCTGCAGACGCTGTGTTACAACGCCCTACAACTATTCCTGATTTAGTTCCACTTGCTGTTGATTGTTGTGCGTTAACAATTGCTGAACCTGCTCCACTAGCCGTAGATGTATCACCAACTAATACAACTGATTGTGCGCCTGTTGCAGAAATTGCGAAACCTAAACCCGCCATAGAATAGTTATTGCTTGCCGTTGAATCAGCTGCATTTAAAACTACACTACTAAAACCTGATGCAACTCCTTTGTAACCATTCAACACTGTTGAGTAAGTTCCAAATGCCAAATTACAAAATCCTCCAACTACTGCCGAACAACTACCTACTGCTCTATTTTGAAAACCAGAGCCTATAAAAGACATTGCTCCTGCATTGCAAATGGTAGGTGCTACAGTAAATGTACACGTTGCTAAGTCCCAGGTACCTCCGGTTGTGTTATTACCAACACCTCCGACTACAACAGATCCAACTGCTAAACAATTTGAAGTTGAATTACAAGTATTATTACAGATACCACCACCCACAAGAGATAATGAACCTTGCGCTAAATTTTTGATACCTCCAACAATTGCACTATTATTAAAACAAGATGTATTTGAACAGCCTCCTACAATAACACTAGATTCACCAGCAGATCTATTCTGAATACCACCACCAATAAATGAACGTAAACCTTGTGCAAAGTTTTGATTACCCCCTACTATAGTTCCAAAATCACCTGTTACACAATTTTTATATCCTCCGGAAACAGTTGTAAATACATTATTAGCAGAATTACAACTCCCACCATTAACAGAAGCATAACTTTGAGTAGCAGTATTATTACCTCCACCTGCAATAGTTGAAAAGTTACCAGAAGCAGTATTTACTTGACCTCCACCAATAAATGATGAATTACCAGAAGCCCCACTATTTAGTGCAGAAACTATACCTGCACAATTTCCTGACGCTGTATTTCCTTGACCTGCACCTACAAATGCGCGTGTACCACTTGCTGTATTTGATATACCGCCTACAACTGTTGTATAGTTTTGATTAGTTGCTGTATTTCCATAACCGCCTGCAACTATTGAACCATATCCTGATGCCGTATTTAATTTACCTCCTAATGCTGCAGAATATGCATTAGATGCAGTATTACTTTTACCAAATACTGTTGAATAGTTACCAGATGCAGTATTTGAACTACAGATTCTACAGGTAGAATTTGTACCAGTTCCACACTGAACAATCCAACAACAGGAAGCCGGTGGCGGAGTTGCTAATTGAATTAGTGTACTCATGTATTATACAATATGAATAATTAACAATTCTGTTCCCGTTGCATCATATGCTATTGCATCTAGAGTATTATTAATTGCTCCAGCATCAAAATTGATAGTTTCTCCGGGCTTAAGTGTTACTCCTTTTACAGTTGCATTTGCTGCTCCTACATTACCAAATGATACACTGTTCTTTCCTGCGGTTACAGTTCCTGCAGCATTTGCTCTAATAATAGTAGTAGTTTTAGCTTCTGGATCTACATTAATAGTAATTCCAGTAACTGCAGTTAGTATACTTGCAATTCCTTGAAGAACTTTTAATTGAAATGGAAAATTATTCTTTTTATCCCCGTATGAGTTTATATTACCTACTGACATAATATTTTTATTTTTTTAATTATCTACTTATTTCTTCCCAATCTAATGAAACATACGCTCCTAAAACTCCCCCTATAGTATCTATTGCAACTTCAATAACAATCTCATATGGAGTTGATGTAAAAGTATTTCTTTCTAACTGAGAAGCAAATAAAGCTTCTTTTAATATGTTAACACTTGGGGATGCTTGGTTTGAAGAATTTATATAACCTTGAGCTAAAATTCTACCACCTGTTACCGATGTTCCTGTAAGATTATATTCTACAGCAGAGTCTGCCGATGCTGGTAACCAAGATCCACCTGTTACGGTAGCACCTTGTAAAATTCTCCATGCATAATTTTTACCATTACCCAATCCTAATATTGAAGCTGCTGTAAGAATAACTACAGCATCTAATGTTGTAGACTTTAATCTAATAGCATTCATTGGATAATAAGTTCCAGCAGCAGCAAATGTACTTGGAGCAGTAATAGGAGTTCCAATAGCTTGTTGTGCTCCTCTTAGTTCATAACCACCTTCAGAAATTACACTAGAACATACTTGTTTAAGTGTACTAGGAGATGTTGTTACACCTCTATTAGTTATTTCATATCTTAACGGTAATGAAGCTGTAGTAATATAAGTTGAAGTAATTAAGTTAGCATGATTAAATCTATGACAAAGAATAAATTTACCATCTATTACAAAGCCTAATCGTATGGTTCCTTCTCCTAACCACTCAATATCCATAAATAAGATCTGAGCTTTTGTAATATCTAATACTACACCAGAAGGTCCTGTACCATCCATTTTATCAACATTCCATGCTGATTGATTTACTATAGATTCAGTAACTACTCCTGTAACTAAACTTCTTTCAACAAAACTTAGTGTACTATTATTTAACTGAAGATATATACCATTTTGTGTACCAAAGTAACCTACTCTCTGTCTTAAATTAGTCTGAGCAGGAGCCATTACAAAGGTGTTAAGTACTAATAATGATTTACCAGGTTGATAAGAAAATACTTTAGCAGTCTCACGTAATACTTCTGAGCCATTTGTTGTATTTACGTTTAGATTAACCAAACCTTCATTAGGACTGAATACAGCAGCACCACCACTAGCAGTAGATGTATTCCATAAACCATTATCTCTATATCTGTGTGATGAGTCAAATAATGTTAAAGGGCTAGATACTCTTAGTCTTCCAAAAGCATCCGTTGCCATTGTGTTAGTGTTTATAACACTATTATCAATAATACTGTTATTAATACTGTCAAGACCTAAAAGCATCTTGTATTGCCAAGGAAAATTATTTCCCTTATTTCCATAATCTTTTAGATTTCCTATTGACATTATATAAAGTATAAATATAGTATACTATAATATACTAAAAATATCTGGAAAAACAAAAAAGGCCCTAACTATTTAGGACCTTTCATTTTAATAAACTTATACCAGAACCTTTCATGTAGAAAGTATATAACTGGTTTAAGTACAAGTTCTCCTATACCTAAGTATGATGAAAACTCTAAAGAACCACTTACGTAATATGCAACTAAAACAGTGGTAATAGTACCTACTAATCTATATGATAGAGTTTTCAGTATATGCCGTGCTACACTATTGTCCATTTTTCATTTTTTCTCTAATCTTAGTAGCTGAAATTTCTCCTACCTGCGCGGGCGGTACATGTTCTATAATATCATATCCCACACCTCTACCAAATTCTACTGAACATATGTCAGGAATAATTGAAACAAATACTTTGTCAATACTAATTAGTTCTAAATATGCATTAGAGATATTTATTAATACTTCTTCTGCTGTCCAAGGATTCTTTTCATCTGGTGCTACATCTCTAATTGCAATCCAAACTTTTTTACCTTCATCTAAAGCTCTTCTAAACAAAGCTTTGTGACCATCATGTAGTGGTTGCCATCTACCTACAAACATAGCATACTGCTCTGATTTTGGTTGTAGTGATGATTTAACATGTACTACTTTACTCCATTCTTTTCCCACATTTTTCTGTGCCATAATATTGAGATTATTTGATTAGTACTCTCTTCTATTGTATCTACATCTGTGTTTAAAACAATTGCATTCTCAGATGCTTTAGGATAATCAAAATCTGCTACATGATAATTCTCTCTTCCTCTTGGTTCTTCATATGTTAAAAAGAAGAAATGAGTCTTAGGATGTAATGATCTAAGATATTCCCTTACTTCAATATAAGGGAATACCATAGATAATATAATATTTGATTTGAGTTTATTCTCATGTAAATAGAATGCTATATCACAAGCTTTCTTTAGATTAGTCATTCTACCTTCTTTAGAGTAGTCTGTATTCTTAAACAGTTCTCTAAATCTATCACCATCAATTAACTCACTATCTGCTAGATGTTTAGCTAACTCATTTGCCAAAGTGGTCTTACCACAATTAGGTTGACCAAACAATACAACTATCATTGTCTATAGTTAAAAGCTTGATTATACCACTGGTAATTATTCCAGATCCAATCAACTACATCTTTACCAAGAATGTCTTTAGCTCTAGATGGTACTACTTCTAATTTTTGTCTAATTGTATGATCACCAAAAGCACCATATACAGTATCATCTTCTTTGGTTACTTGTTCAATATTATCAAAGTCATGCTCATAGTTATCTACACCAAGATAGTTATAGATACCTTTCATAGTGTCCTCTGGATACATACACAAGTCTTCAAACTTAACAAAGTGAATATGCTTATCCAATCCCATTCTAAAGATCTCTGAAAGCCTTTCTAAAGCCATTCCTACGGGAGGATTCTGAGCCCAAATATCAATTCTTTTTGGTACAGATGTTCCTTGCATTTGAGACCAGTCAAGAATTGGATCTTGTTTCTCCGGATTCTTTCTATAGTTTTTCTCCATAGATGCAAATACATCCTTAAGATTTCTCACCATACAAACAATCTTTGGCTGTGGATAGATTGTATTTAAGAAGTCATAATGAATACCCCAACCTCTAGATTTATCAATTACATATTTCTTATCTGTAATAGCTTCATAGTATGCTTGCATTCCTTTATGGCAAAAAGCTAAGAATGCTTTTTTCATTAACTCAGGATCTTGTGCATTAAATTCTGGTGAACTAGTATAGTTACCTCTTGCAGCAAATACAAGTTCTAATACTCCTGATGTTGGAGTTGCATAAAAGTCAGGATTCTGTGCAAATATATTTTGCAGTAAAGTACTGCCAGACCTCGGCATAGAGGACTGAAAAAATAATTGTTCCATGATTACTTACTTAAGGATTCAATAATAGCTTCTACATCAAAGATTTCATTCTCACTATTGTATGGGAATTCAATCAAGTCACCAGCAATATTAAATTTACTTAAGTAAGCATTTCTAAGTTCTGGTTTATTTGTAAATGCATTGGCTTGAATATTATCATGTAATTCATAACCAAACACTTTTGGTTTGTTAGCAATCCAACAAACTGTAGAAGGTAAGTTTAATGCAGCAGCAGCATGCTGTGCAAAACTATCAATAAGAAGTCTTTTAGAACTTAAAGATAATAAAATGCAAAGTCCTCGGAATGAGTCTGTTACAGGAATAGTATGCTCATATCCTAGTTGATCTTCTCTTCTGATATGTGCAATATAGTATTCATCTTTAAAATGCTCAATTATTTTAACTACAGTAGTAGAAGGAAGGTCACGTGCCCAAGAATACTTATGTTCTGTTTGTGCACCACCATTTGTTTGAATAACCATTACTGGTTTATCTGCTACAAATTTATTCTCATAGAATTGTTTTTCTCTTTCAGTTAAGAATAACTCTGGTTGTTCACCATTGTAAGGTACATCAAACATTTCACACCAGGTTTTAATTAGGTGTTCATTCTGTTTAACATGTGCTGTTTCTAGATAAGGATCATTAGCAAAGATCTTAAACTCTTTGCCGTCAATAAACTCATCATAAAAATAACTGAACCCCCCAAAGTTATAGGCTCTATGTACATTGGGGTTATTTAAGTATACATCTGCATAAGCAGATACTACAATAAGGTTTGCTTCTGGATACTTCTTTTTGATTGCTGAGCAAACAGCAGTGGCCATAATAGATTTACCTAGGCCTCCACTAATTTGAAAAATAATATTCATTGGTTTCTGTTTTAGTTACAGAAACAAATATATAAAATTAATCCCAATTTTTGAGCATAACTCTTTCTTTGATTTTTCTTTCAACAATTTCTTGTCTTTTACTATGAGCAACCATATGACTATATCTCATTCTATAACTTGATCTATCTTCACTTAGTATAGTATCCCACTTTAATTTATTTTGTATAATTAAAGTATATATATAAACTTGTTCTATAATTACACTTGCTAACCATCTTTTGTGAATGTCTTCATCATCAATACCAGGTTTTAAATCTGCATTTTTTACAAAATACTCTCCATACTTATAATAATCTTTTAAAAGCATGAGTGCAGAATCTGTAAGTGCTGCAAATACTCCACAGTTTACGGCATGATCTTGTATATTTAAATCCTTATGTATTGCATGAGAATATATCTTTAAACCTTTGTAGTAAAAATCATACTCACTCCATGTCATAGGTTCTGTTTCCTGAAATACAAAATCTTTGTTTTTTAATATAAATTCAGGAATAGAATCCCATAAAAATACATCATTATCAATATGTATAAAAGGTTCTTTTTGTAGACTATATACATAAACTTTTATAAAACTCCAATAAACATCTGGAACCCAATTAAGATCATCTAAACAAATTTCAATTTTAGTAAAAGGTAATTGATCTAAGTATGGAGTTATCCACTCATATCCAAGTTGATCTGTGTAGAAATGAATTTCTGAATAGTGTTTATTTGCAACATTTGCAGAAAGTATTAAACTTTCTATCATTGCTTCTACACTATTAAAACCGTGTACTTTTTTGTCTGTACAAGGTTTTGTCCAAAGTGACATAACAATGTTCATATATACTATTTAATATACCACCAACTTGTATGTCTCCAAGCATTGCCTTCATAATAATTAATTTCAGAAAATATAACATTATAAAGTTGAATGCCTAAATAATCAAAAGCATCTTTCATATCATTATGATGAAAATCATGCCCTGACACTAAACAACCTTTTTTAAACTTTGATTCCCAAGCTCTTAGTTCTTTTATCAATTGAGTTGCATTATGATCTGTATCTATAAATATAAAGTCTACAGAATCTAAAGAAAAATGTCTATTTGCTTCTGCAGAATCTTCATTTATAAAAGTAATAGTTTTTAGTCTATCTTCTCCTAAGTTTTCTTTAAACTCTTGTTCTACATTACCAAGTGTTGAAAAATTATCTATTACATAAAAGTTAATTTTTTTACCACTTTCTTTAATTTTATCAATCATGTAGCAAGTAGATTTACCTTTATAACAACCCAACTCTACAAATATATCTCCATCTTTTGCTTCTTGAATTGCTTTATCATAAAGAGATGTAATTTCTTTTTCACACCATCCCTCAATTTCTTTATACGTATCTTTCATAAGATAAAATTACGGAACAATTCTCAATATATTATCTACTGTACATCTCCAAACTGTACCTGATGGTAAACCAGCTGCTGATGTTGGTACTGTTTTCATAGAAAGAGCATTTACAAAAGTTGTACAATCTCTATCAGCAGTTATATTGGAACCTACAATAAATGATTTATTATTAGATGCTGTATTAAAATTACCACCGGCTATAAAACTATAACAACCAGATGCTGTATTACAAATGCCGCCAGAAACAGTTGTTGCATAACCACTTGCTGTATTATTTAAACCGCCTCCAATTGCTGAATAAAAATTAGATACTATATTTTTACGACCACCAGAAATTGTTGAAGCTGCAAAAGAAACTACATTACAACATCCTCCAGATACGGTTGTATCTTGACTAAGAGTAGAATTGCATACACCACCGGTAATTGTAGAACAAGATCCAGAAGCAATATTTGCAGTACCCCCACCTATTGTTGAAAAACCAGCACAAGCAGTATTTTTACAACCACCACCAACTGTTGTAAAGGCATTACATGATATATTTTGAAAACCTCCGCCAATTGTTGAATAAGCTCCAGCTTGAGTAGGGCTTGGTTGAATTGACCAATTACAACTAGCAGAATTAAAGGAGCCTCCAGTTGTATTGTTACCTATACCACCACTAACAGTAGCGCCTGTAGCAGATTGAGGATCAATGTTAGAACAAAGCGTATTGCATATACCACCGCCAATAGTACCAAACGTAACATTATTAAAATTAAAGTTTCCTCCACTTATAACGCCTGCATATTGCCAGTTGCAGTTTTGAAAACCACCACTAATTGTTGAAAAATCACCTGAACAAGCTATTGCTGTTGGTGTACTAAAACAAAAACCACCACCCGAAACAACAAAAGTACCGCCTGTTGAATTATGAGCAATACCACCTGCAATTACAGCACCAACTCCAGATGGTCCATTATAGGCAGAAGAAGTACATAAATAGTTAAATGCTCCTCCAGAAATAATACCATAAGCACCAGAAATAGAATTAGATCTACCACCACCAATAATTGAGTATCTAGCAGATCTTTTTCCTGTATCTAATTGGCATGTACGATTGCATAAACCACCTACAACAACTGAAGTTTCTGAAAAAGCTCTATTAGCATTACCACCACCAATAAAACCATTCGGAAATATAATACAATTACCAACACCACCTGCTATTACACCAAATTCACCACAAATAAAATTGCCTCCACCTGAGCCAATAAATGAATTATTTGCACTACTACAATTATTAGACCCATTACCAATAAATGACGACTCACCAAGTACACAATTAAAAAACCCACCTGCAATTGTTGAATAACACGAAGAGGCAGTATTATAGCTACCTCCTAATATATTTGTATTACTTCCTATTGCTCTGTTATTAGCACCACCTACTATGGTTGAACGACTACCTCTTGCTTGATTACCCTGACCGCCTCCTACAAAAGAATCACAACAAGCAATATTAAAAATTCCACCACTAACTACAGCTGATCCATCATAAGTTGCATTACATCTACCACCACTAACGGTAGAATAACTTCCGCAAGCTATATTTAATTCACCTCCTCCAACTGTTGATCCTGTACGAAATGATAAATTATTAATACCTCCATTTACTACTGAACCTAAAGCAACACTACAATTCTTATATCCACCAGAAATTGTACTAAATCCACCTTCTGCACTATTACCCTGACCACCTCCTACAAAAGATGCTGTACCAAAAGATTTATTATTAATTCCACCTCCAATTGTTGTATAACAAGATTGAAGAAGTAAATCTACTCCAATTCCTCCAACACTTGAACTATCAGTTAAACATGCACAACAAGCGCAACAACCACCTCCACTTACAACACCTGCAACATTTAATGTTCCACCAGCAATAGTACCTGCAGACCCGTAAACACAGTTAGAAAGACCACCACCAACAATTGTATGTGTTCCTCCTGCTGTATTACATTGGCCACCTAGAGATGCTGAATATGGTCCGGATGCAATATTACCTACTGCACATCTATATGTAGAACATGTTCCAGATCCTAATACTTCTACAGCATTAGATCCACCACCACCTCCTCCAAGATCACAAGCTCTGATTGCTGATGGTTTGTATCTACCACCATATCTTGTATCTCTTGTGCCTAATACAATTAGATCATTTGGTTCAACAGATGTTTTAACTTGATTTCCGGCTATAAGACTAAAAAAGTTAGTTAAATTTTGTAACATGATGGTATTTACTTTTAGTTATTAGTTTTCTTCAGTTGGTGGAGTATATGCTTCAATCTCAGCTACTAACTCATCAAGAGCAGTTTTGTTTAGCTCTGTAAATTGAACTCTCCAACCTTCTACATTTGGTTCAGATGTTTGCCAATCTGCAAAAAGATCATTAAAGATATTAATAGCATGGTATGCTTCAGTTGCTGGATTTCCTTCTGGTTTAAAAGAATATACGTTATCTACTACTGCTTGTACTTTAGTTAATGCAGATGTAGGAACTTTCTTGTTAAAATCTGTTCCAATTAATTGAGTCTCTCCGTACCCAAAGATGTGTAATGTTGACCAAGTTGCCATTTTTATTTATTTAGTTAATTTGATATAGTTCATAATAGATATATAACAAACCTCCTCCTTGATTAGTTCCAGCAGGTTCAGGGCTTGCATTATAAATTTTAGTTTCTTGTCCAGAAAGAGCTCCGGATGCTATGATATAGGGGATGAAGTTATCATCTCCAAATGGTTTATAGTACGGGGTTAATTGCACATAGATATTATCTGCATTACCGTATGTAATTTCTGGATTGTTAATTACAAAATATAAAGCACCGGCAAATGATGGTGCGGGAAGACTACCTGTAAAATTAGTAATCTCAATTACACCTTTTTGTGTTGTTACATTAATAGCTGGACCATCAACACCATAATCAAGACTGTAGTACGCTGTATTAGCTACATCTCCTGCAAGTGACAAATCTTTTAATGTCATTGCATATGTTTGGTAGCTATCACCTCTTTGAATAGGTCCTACATTAGCTCCTACAGCAATTAGATCTGTATCAGCATTATTTGCTTTAGATCTAATTAGACCAGCTGTTTTTAGATAAATCCAATTTAAAATGTCCATAGCTAATTATATTTATGGGTATACTCTAATTTCAATTTGAACAGTTCCATTTAAATCAATATTAGCTCCTGTTGATGGATTTAATACAGTAAGTGCTACTACTGAACTAAAGGCTTGACTAAAATTTAAAATTTTATTATTAGTTCCTCCTGAAATTGTACAAAGTCCAAATGTTTTATTATCTGTAAATGGATTATTCGTAAAATCTTGTATTTGATAATTTCCATTAGATACTCTAGTCCAATTAAAAGAAATTCCAAATGTGTTTTCTAATACAATTGTAGTAGGATTATTAGTACCTGATTGAATAAGTAAAGCAGTGTAAACTTTATATGCGGGACCTGAAGGAACAGCTACTAATGGATCTCCAGGAGTACCATCTCCTGTAATAGTAACACCATCTACAGAAACTATTTGAAGGCCGCCAACTTGTGCAGCAAAATCATCAACAGAAATAGCACCAGCTAAATAGCCATCATCTCTCTTAGGATCCTTAAGACCTACAGGTAAGAGTGTTTTAGCAGGATCTACAGTAGTAACTTGTCTACCACCTCTGATCCAGGAAATAAAATTTAAAATGTCCATGGTTATAAATATTAAATGTATACATATATAATATACAAAAAATATTTAACTAGAACAAATTATTTTTTACTTGTCTTTTCTTCTTCAGCTTGTTGAGCTTGTTGTTGTTCAGTAAGGATCTTTGATAGGAAATTAAGCATCGGGACACCATACTTAGTTGGGATCTCTTCAATCATTGCTTGTAGAACTTGTAGTTGTTCTTGGTTTAATTCTAACATGTTATTGGTTTTTAAATTTTTGTAAATATAATAAATTATACTATTTTAATAGTGCCTCCGTCATTCCAAATTTCTCCAGCATTTAAACCTGCTGATGATGTAGGTAGTCCCTCAAATCTAATTCTACCGCTTGTTGAGTGGAAAGCGTAGTGTATAGTGTTGGTCAATGATGTAATAGTGGGGTTGTAGTAAATACCCCTATAAACATAAGTATTTATACCTGTATTGTTTATAGTTCCGCTCATTGATATGATACTACCTCTATTCGGGTTATTTGTTGATTCAGCTTGATTGATTGCTAAATTTATCAATGATTGGTCTAATCCACTTGCTTGAAAAGCACCGCTATTAATTTGCCTAAATGTAAAAGTATTAGTTGTTTGACCACCACCAAAATTCATTGCAACTGAAGGATTGCTGCGAATATCTCCAGCCGTTGAAGCATCTCCTGCCGTAATACGTCCTACCACCCTCGCAGTCCCGTTAACGTCAAGTCTAAAGCCTGCGTCTGTGGTGGTGTTGATGCCGAAATTACCCGTACTGAATAAGGTCATTTGCGGTGTTGATACTCCACCCGTTGCCCATTTAATTTTACCCGTAGCAAAATCGTTAAGTATTGCTATATCTCCACCTGTTGTGCTGTTGTATATAAATCCGTCTTTTGCTGCAATTATTTTATAAACATTTGTAAGAGTAGACTGCTTCCCAAATTGAAAGATACCCGAAGCAACGTCTGAAGTTAAATTTAGAATAGGACTTGCGCTACTTCCCGAAGTTGTGTTGCTTATGTTAATTTGAGTTAAGGCATTTTGATTTCTGCTAATAGTCAATGTATCCTGCACCCTCGCAGTACCATTGACGTCTAAACGGAAGCCTGCATCGGTTGTTGTGTTTATTAGGACGTTGCCTGTTTTTTTAACATTTATTAATGTGGTTGCAGAATCTTGCAGTCTAAATATATCGCCCGTAGTTGAGCCAAATATACTAACCCTAAACCCCGAAGCTCCGTTGGTAGTAGTAGCCCTTAATTGAGGAGCAACACCGCTCATTTCTATATTGCCTTCTCCTGTTCCCGTAGCCTCAAATCTTGCAACAATGTTTTGATTATTTACCAATCCGTGAATTGGTACGCTTGGCGTCTCAGTACCAATCCCCAAGCGGTTGTTAGTTGAGTCCCAAAATAAAGACGAACTCTGCTGCAACACATTCCCCGTACCTTGAAACAATACTCTTCCAGCAACACCACCTGTAATAGGTGTGTTGTTCACTATAAGTTCCGTAGGCTTAGTGATCTGGATTAAAGTGCTCATTCTC